CCAGCTATTGCTAACATCATCGCGTTCAACATGGCTGATTCCCTAGATGAACTAGCTCTTACCGAACTACGCGGTGGAACTAACGTAATCTTCTCAGCTAACTCAACTGGCACTGTACCAACAGGTACTACTGGTGTTGGTTCTACAAACACCCTTAAGTCAGCCGATGTACGTAAGGCAGTAGCCAAGCTTCGTGCTGGCAAGGCTGTCCCACGTATGGGCGAACTATACTGGGTTGGTATCCACCCTGAAGTTTCACACGATCTTCGTGCTGAGACTGGTGCAGGTGGATGGCGTGAAGCTCACGTCTACAACGAATCTGGTGCAGGTAACCTGTGGCCAGGAAGCATTGGTACCTACGAAGGTGCAATGTTTGTTGAATCACCACGTCTATACAACGCAACTGATGGCGCTTCAAGCACTCGCGTGTTCCGCACCATCGCTTGTGGTCAGCAAGCACTTGCTGAGGCTGTAGCAGAAGAGCCACATGTAATCATTGGCCCAGTTGTTGACAAGCTAATGCGCTTCCGTCCAATCGGATGGTACGGCGTACTTGGTTGGAAGCGTTACCGTGAAGCTGCGCTTTACCGTATCGAATCCACATCAAGCATCAACGCTTCCTAATTTAGGCAAGCATAGTGTGGTCCCCGTCATATAACGGGCGGGGACTGCACTACCCCTATAACTTTTGAAAGGACAGCAGTGACTTACTACTTCATTCCACCTACAGTTGAAGAGGGTCCTGCTGGAACTTCACGTTTGTTTTGGCGTTACCGCATTGCCAGAGCAGATACCGTATTACTTAATAGTGATGGATCTTACTCACACTACCGTTCCCCTGGTGTTGAAGAACTTGAAGCTGCAGTGCGCTTCTATCAAGGTGGACACAAATATGAAATTACAGAAGCAGAACGTACCAGCCTAATTGCAGGCGGCTACGGTCCTAACATTACGGAGGCATAGTGCAACCTGGGCGTTTCAACTTTCGCGTTTATCAGGGCGACACCTTTAACACTGCTCCTGCTTGGAAGATCAATGGCACTTACGTTAATGTAACTGGCTACACTGCAAAGATGCAAGTTCGCCAAGATGTTAATTCCGCTTCCGTAATTGTAGAACTTTCTACTGCCAATGGTCGCATTGTTACTGGTGGTTCTGATGGTAAGTTTACTATGACCCTTACCCCTGCCGTAACTTCAGCTTTACCTCCAGGCAACTACGTATACGATTTTGAAATAACTTCACCTAGCAGTGTTGTAACTAAACTTTTAGTTGGTGGCTTTACTGTGATTGCTGAGGTAACCCAGTAATGGCTATTGATACCTACTCAATGGATGATGGCACTTCAGTTGTTGAGATCCCTGTTGAACGTACCACTATGGACGTTAACTACCTAGAGACCGTAACCATTGAACTTGGTGTCATTGGCCCTCAGGGAACTCAAGGATTTACAGGTCCTACTGGTCCACAAGGCAACAGCATTACGGGTGCCACTGGTGCCACAGGTTCACAGGGTATAACAGGTCCTACTGGACCTACAGGTAATACAGGAAGTACAGGTCCTACTGGACCAACAGGCGCAACTGGGGCAGGTTATACCGCAACTTCTAGTACAACTGTAACTATTGGAACTGGCATAAAATCGTTCATAATTACTTCTGGCAGTGCGTTTAGCACAGGTACAAGAGTTAGGGCTGCTTATACTTTCTTTCCAGAAAATTACATGGAAGGTATTGTTGCAGTAAGCGGTACCGCAATGAGCATGGATGTTGATGCTGTGGGAGGTTCTGGTACCTTTTCTAGTTGGAGTTTTAATGTTGCTGGAAATGTAGGAGCTACAGGACCTACGGGAGCTACGGGATCCACTGGATCAACTGGTTCAACAGGAACTACAGGTAGTACAGGACCAACAGCTCTTGCAGTACAGACTGGAACTCCATCAACTACAGATGTGTTATGGCTTGACACTGATGACCCATCAGCAACAATGCTTCCTGTTGGTGGAACAACTAATCAAGTGTTAGCCAAAATAGATGGAACTGATTACAACACACAATGGGTAAATCCCACTACCCCTAAATATCCACCATTTGTTTCTGGTGCATTTTATAGACCTGATTTAACTTTAACCACTGTAACCAATGTAGTTGCTAACACCACTTATTACTCACCACTCTATGTAAATTCAACTACTGCATTTGATAGAATTGGTTGCACACCTATATCTGCAGGAACTGCTTCTGTTAGACTTGGAATCTATAGTGATACTAATGGTGCGCCAGATGCTTTAGTTGTAGATGCTGGAACTGTAACTGTAAATTCAACTCTTACTGCTTTTCTAATTACAATTAACCAAACTTTAATTCCTGGTTGGTATTGGCTTGCATTTAATATGCAATCTGGTTCGGCTAATTTTTATGCTTTAAGAACTGATCTTCTTGGGTCACAAAAATTAATGTCAAATACCACACTTTCACTTAGTTCTTGTTTTACTCAATCCTCAGTAACTGGTGCATTTCCTTCAACTGCTACGCCAGTTGCTACTGGAAGTGCAAATCACCCGTTTTCATACGTAAGGGCTACCTAATGGCAAAACAAATTACTTACGGTTTAGGTGGCTATGACCCAAGCAAACCAGATAACAACATTGTAGAAATTCTTGAACTACCTGATGAGGTTATAGACAATGGCTAATCTAAAGTATTGGGATTCGGCTAGTTCATCTTGGAAACTTGCAGCAGTTGGAGGCATAGGTCCTACTGGATCTACTGGACCTACGGGAGCAGCTTCAACTGTAACTGGACCCACAGGTCCAACAGGTTCAACTGGTTCTACAGGCCCTACTGGGCCCACTGGGGCAGCCTCTACAATAGCTGGTCCAACAGGTTCAACAGGATCTACAGGTGCAACTGGAGTTACGGGTTCTACAGGCGTTACTGGACCCACGGGTCCGACAGGCGCAACAGGTTCTACGGGTGCAACTGGAGCCACAGGTAGCACAGGTGCTACTGGACCAACTGGTGTTACTGGTCCTACGGGATCAACTGGTTCTACTGGTGCTGGCGGTGCGCTTGGTTACTATGGTTCTTTTTATGACACTACAACTCAGACTGCTACAGCAATAAATACTGCTTATTCTATGACACTTAACAATACCGCTGAAAATAACGGAGTGTCTATTGTATCTAATAGTCGAATCACTTTTACTTACGCTGGTACATATAATGTGCAATTTTCTGCTCAATTAGATAGAACTAATTCTGGTTCAGATACTGTTGAAATTTGGCTTCGTAAAAATGGTGTTGATGTTGCAAACTCAGGTGGCTCAGTTGCCATGGATGGTGGCGCGGCTGCTTCACGTAGGGTACCTTCTTGGAACTATGTCCTTACCGTTGCCGCTGGTGATTATCTTGAACTTATGTGGCTTACTACTGATACTCATGTTCGTTTACTTTCTCAATCCGCTTCAACAAGTCCAGCCTATCCTGAAATTCCATCAGTAATTTTTACTGCACAACAAGTTATGTACACTCAGCTTGGGCCAACTGGACCAACTGGTTCCACAGGAGTAACTGGTCCTACTGGTGCATCTGTAACGGGTCCAACAGGTGCAACAGGAGCAACGGGTGCAACTGGTTCAACTCCTACCAGTTACGTTGCATCCATTGGTGGCTCAACTGGTGCGCTAAGTGCTACTGGTACTGGAAACATTGTTCGTGCTACAAGTCCAACACTAACTACAAGTGTTCTTGGCGGTGCAGGATTTTCCGCATTTACTACTACCGATGGTTTAAATCTTGGAAATCAATCTAATTATGTATATCCACAAACGGGTGGAACTAATAACATACTAAGTGGTGGCTCAAGTTATGCTACTGTTTCTGGTGAAATAGCCGTAGAGGATAACTATTCAGTTAGAGATCTTGAGGCTGTTGATAGTGGTACTTCAGTAAGACATGTAATAAACATAGGTACTGGTAATGTTAATAATAACCTTGGAACTTATTACAAACTAATAAGAATTGGTACTCCTAATTCAGACCCACGTTCACAAACTGTTTTATTTGGATATGTAACTTTACCCACAGAAACTTCAATTGGTTCTGTAAATAAAAATGAAATTAGTTATCTAAGTGGAGTAACTTCTTCAATACAAACTCAGTTTGGTAATAAAGCAAACACATTAAACCCATCACTAACTGGTACACCATTATCAACAACGGCTGCAAGAGCAACCAACACTACCCAAATTGCTACTACTGCTTATGTCCAAGCAAACTCTGACAGACTTGTTGCAAAATTAACTGCCGCCACAGCCGCTATTGCTAATACTGAAACTCGCATTGTTGGATTCACTGCTGCCGCGAACAGTATTGTCGCTGGCGATACATTCAGATTCACTGGTTATGCAACTCGTGCTGGCGCAAACGTAGGAACTGCAACTTTCAGAATTCGTATTGGTACAACAACATTAACTGGAAACCAACCATTCTCTACAACAACAGCATCTCTTACCACAGGCGTTTACAAGTTTGAAGCATTAGTAACTGTTCGCACCGCTGGCGCATCGGGAACTGTTGGCGGAGTTGGAAAGATTGACGTAACAACAACTGCTGGCGGTAACTCATTTACTACGGCAGTAGCAGTTGATACAACTGTTGCCAATCAAGTTGAAGCAACAATCATTTCTGGTGTTGCTGGTAACACTTACACATTTGAATACGCAACCCTAGAAAAGTTGGCTAACTAATGGCTTGTAGAACAGGATGCCCCACCCAAGACTGTGAGTCTTATGCAGATTGCTGTAAGGGTGTAGCTATTAACAAATCGTCATTACGCCCATAGTGTGATAGGATTGCAGTGTGAAAATTGCAGTTTATACCATAGCCCTAAATGAAGCAAAACACGTAGCTCAATGGGCAGAAGCAACTAAAGGTGCAGACTACAGGTTAGTTTGCGACACAGGATCAACAGACAATACCGTTGAACTACTTAAGAAACACAAGATTGACACTTACAAAATCAGTGTTAAACCTTGGCGCTTTGATACCGCACGGAATACAGCACTAAATCTAGTGCCAGATGATGTTGATGTTTGTTTAATTCTGGACATGGATGAAGTTCCAGAGCCAGACTTCTTTGATAAGGTGCGTGAACAATGGATTTCGACAGCGAATCGTGGATGGATTGGGCTGAATACTGGCAATACCTGGGCAGCCGACAGGCTACATTCGCGCCAGGGATTCGTATGGAAATACGCTTGCCATGAAGTAGCAGTGCCCAGCATGGGCACTGAGGTTGAATACTGCTTCATACAGGCAACTATAGACCATAGGCCAGATAACACAAAATCACGTGGGCAATACCTTGGCATGTTGGAAGAGTGCGTTAAAGAAATGCCAGATGACATGCGTATGCGCGTGTATCTAATACGAGAATATTACTTTGCACAAAAATGGCAGGAACTTATAGATGAAGGACAACGACTATTCGCTCACGACAGAGTGGGTAACTGCTGGTCTAGTGAGCTTGCCGCTGCTTATCGCGGTGTTGGCGATGCTTACGACAAGTTAGGTAATCAAGACCTAGCAAAAGAAATGTACGAAAAGGGAATGGCTACCTCTCCAGATGAGATGGAAGCGGTGTTTCCCCTAGCGTATTGGAATTATGTTAATCAAAACTGGCAAGAATGTTTTGATCTAGCTAATAAAGTAAATGAACTCAAGCCTGGTGGACATTACCTTGTAGATGAATCTATCTATAAATGGCGAGCATACGACCTTCTGGCTATCTCGTCTTGGAACCTAGGTAAAAAAGGTTCGGCTAAAAAATGGGGACGACTAGCCGTAGAGGGAAACCCTACAGATAAACGACTCATTGATAATTACGATTTCATGCTGAAGGGACAAACTAATGGCATGTAGAACAGGTTGTCGCACACAAGACCACGCCACATGGGGTGATTGCTTACGTGCTTCCAACATTCAAATGAACGCTGGTGATGCTGCCAGTGGCAAAGCAATGTCTAATGCTAAATGGAATGGCGAACTTGATGCTTACGCTAATGCCAGGGCACAAGGCATACAGCCTGCAGGTACTCGAATGGGTCAAATCATTGAGGCTGAAAAGGCTAGTGAAACTTTGGGTAGGGCCTACGACGCAGGCACTATGCCAGCGGCTAAGACAATAGATAAAGCAACAGCAAACACAATGAAAGAAGTTGGTCTGTAATGGCTAATACTCCCGATCCTCGTTTAAAGAACGCTGGTGTCTCTGGCTACAACAAGCCAAAGCGTACACCAAATCACCCAACTAAGTCACATGTAGTTGTGGCTAAAGAAGGCACACAAGTTAAGACCATTCGCTTTGGTCAGCAAGGTGTCTCTGGTTCTCCCGATGGTACAAAACGCAATGAAGCGTTTAAAGCACGTCACGCAAAGAACATTGCTAAGGGCAAAATGTCTGCAGCGTACTGGGCAAATAAGGAGAAATGGTGAAGAAAGAAGTATGGGATAAACCAAACCCCAAGGCAAAATCTAAACCTCTAACATCAAGTCAAAAGTCTAGCGCCAAGGCTAAAGCCAAGGCTACTGGAAGACCATACCCAAACCTGGTGGACAACATGAACGCCGCTAAAAAGAAAGGCAAGTAAATGGCTGGTAAATATACTAAAGCTGCTGATAAAAAGCAAGATGTAAAAGTCACAAAGGGCTTAAGTTCTGCACAAAAAGCAAAGTTTGTTAAGGCTGACAAGGCTATGGACAAAAAAGCTTTGACTGCAAAGCAGGACATGAAGGCTGACAAAGCCGTTGTCAAAAAGATTACAAAGAAGGGTAAGTAACATGTGCGTTGAATGTGGATGCAACAAGACTCAGATTGGCAAGATCAACGACAAACTAACTGGAAAGCCTGACAAGCCAGGTGGCGGTTATGAAGGCGTTGGCGGTAGCAAGTAATGGCTGTCGCAAAAAAGGGCATGGGCTTTAAGGCCGCCCAGAAATCTATTGCTAAGAAGCAAGGCATACCTATGAAAAATGCTGGTGCTATCTTGGCCGCAGGAGCTCGCAATGCTAGCCCTGCTGCTGTTAAGAAAAACCCAAATCTAAAGAAAGTAAAGGGCAAGTAACATGGCTGCTGGTGACGGACGTACATTGCAATACCACTTAAATCGTTTGGCTGGAACATTAAACTCTAATGATGTCCCACGTTATGCTTCTCAAGGTGCTGCAAATATTTGGGCTGGCACCAGCAGCTTGGCTCTTCAAGGTGCTTTGAATAAAAAGGCTGGTACATCTGGTCTTGCTATTCAAGGCGCATTAAACAAAATTGCTGGGACTACTGGTCTTGGTGAGAATGAAGCTGCAGCAAGGATAGTCGCATGAATTTTGCAGACATGGTTGATGAAGTACTTATCAATGTCGCTGGTTACACTCAACGCCAGGACCAAGCAACATACTTAACAGCTGCTATAAATGAGTCAGCGCTTACATTTACCGTACAAGATGGCAATGTGCTTTCACGCGGTCTTGTAGAAATTGATGATGAACTTGTATGGGTTGACCGCTTTGACCGAGCAAATAACATTGCTTACATTGCTCCATCTGGTCGTGGTTTCCGTAACTCGACGGTAGCACCACACGCAGTTGGTGCACGTGTTGTAATTTCTCCAGCATACCCAAGAGTAGTAGTAGCCAAAGCTATTAACAACGCTATTGATGGTGTATACCCTAGCTTGTTTGGAACTTTCTATACAACATTCCCATTTGTGGCTACACGTTCTACTTACCAGATGCCTTCAGATGCAGTAAACATTATGCAAGCTTCATGGCAAACTGTTGGTCCTACAAAAGAATGGTTGCCTATTCGCCGTTGGCGCATGGACAATACTGCAAACCCACAGGCATTTAATACAGGTAAATCATTGTCCATCTATGATGGCATTGTTCCTGGTCGCACTGTTCACGTAGTTTATTCTAAGCGCCCAAGTCAATTAGTATTACCTTCAGATGACTTTACTTTATCGGGCCTACCTGATTCTGCTCAAGAAGTTATTATTCTTGGTGCTTCATACCGTGTGGCAGCTTATTTAGATGCAGCCAGAGTTACAGGTATGTCCGTAGAAGCCGATGCACTTGACCAATCAAATCCATCAGGTGCTGGTGCACAAGTATCCCGTTACCTCTTTGCTCAATACAAAGATCGCTTGGCTATTGAAGTCAATCGCCAGTCACAATTCTTTAACATCCGCGTTCACTACACAAGATAGGTAAACCATGCCAGCAGTAAATCGTTATTATTCATCCGTTGCCGTTGATACAAAATTAAGTTCTGCAATTACAGACTCAGCTTTAACACTTACAGTTGCATCAACAACAGGCTTTCCAACTTCGTATCCATACACACTTGCCATTGGTTATGACCTTAGCAATGAAGAACTTGTAACCATTATTAGTGCTTCTGGCACAACACTTACCGTAGGTACAACCGTTGCTGGTGGTGCTAACATTGCTGGTCGTGGCGTAGATGGTACCAATGACCAAGCTCACGCCGCAGGCGAGCCTGTCAAGCATGTGGTTTCCGCCCGTGACATGACTGAATCTCAAGCACACATTGCTGCTGAAGCTGGCGCACATGGGGTTACTGGCTCTTTTGTTGGTACATCAGACACACAAACATTAACCAATAAAACTATTACTGGTGGCACTGTTAATCCAACCACGCTTCAACAAAATGGTGTACCCGCAGTAACCACAACTGATGCTCAAGAGTTAACAAATAAAACTCTTGGAAATACCAACAATATTAAAGCTGGATCAACCTTAACAAACAACGGAACTATTAGTGGTGGAACTATATCGGGTCCAACAATTAGCAACCTAACGGTTACTGGAACACTAGCACTTCCAACTGGTGCAATTACATCAACAATGATTCTTGATGACACCATTGTTAATGCTGACATAAATGCCAGTGCTGCTATTGCCGATACAAAACTTGCCACAATTTCTACTGCTGGTAAAGTTTCAAATAGTGCAACTACCGCAACAAGTGCAAACACTGCTTCCGCGATAGTTGCTAGAGATGCTTCAGGAAACTTTACTGCTGGAACTGTTACTGCCAACTTAACTGGTAACGTAACTGGAAATGTTAGTGGATCTTCAGGTAGCACGACTGGTAATGCTGCAACTGCAACTACCACAACAGGTAATGCTGCTACAGCTACCGCACTTCAAACTGCTCGCACCATCAACGGTGTTTCTTTTAATGGAACTGCAAACATTAGAACAAGTATTGGTGGACAAGATACAACTACCTCTGGTGCTAACAAAACCATAACCCATGGTCTTGGAACTACACCTAGTTCAGTTGTTGTATGTGCGCGTTCTGACAGTTACAACACAAACCCTAAAGTTCTTACAGTCGGAAACATAGGGGCAACGACTTTCACAGTGTTTGCAAATGACACTGCTGGTGGAGCAGTGGCTACACCCTTTGCTTGGATAGCAACAGCGTAATGACAGCAGTAGGTTTAACCGCATCCATCACTGGTGTTGCAATAACCAATGTTACTGGACCCCCAGCGTATCAGTCAGTAGTATTTACGGCAACCAATACATTTAATGTTGGTGCTACTGGTAACATTGTTAATGGCGTAAACATTACTGGTATTATTCCAGCTACTTTAAATGTTTCTAATGCTCAAATTGTTTCTAGCACTTCAACAACATTTACTGTATTGCTTCCTGCTGGAACAGTTTCTGGTACATACAGTAGCGGTGGAACAGCCACCACATTTTACTTTAATCCAAGTGCAACGGTAACTTCTGCAAAGAGTATTACTGAAGACCCAATTAACCCAATAGGTCGGCCACCCGAATCTACCATTCTGTACACAAATCAAAACAATTTGTATGACGTAGCAGTTGGTGGAGAACCATTCTTCTTGGCAGCTTCAGACAAGTACCCTTACCACAGAGAAACTGCGTCGTATAAACGACAACAGTTGGATCTCACCCAACAACCAGGTGAGCAAACCTTTGAAGGCTGGTGGCTACGGTCCCAGTCTTCTTGGCATTTAGGCGCAGGTATCAATTACCTTGAGCCATTACAAGGTCAAGATGTTATCTACCGATTCAACAAGTCAAACGGTGTAGATGTTTGGACTCCAGGACAAGCAACGCTTCTTAAAGATACAACTAACGTACTAACGGTATCTGGAGAAAGCCAGATTACTGGTGCTATTGATGGTAACAATGTTTCATGCGTATTTGTATCTGATAATGCAAACTTAACCCGTGTTGGACCAACAGGTGCTACGGGTGCTATAACTTACGGCGGTTCTGGATCTAACATTGTTGCCTTGACCCAAGATGGAACTAACTACTACGCAGCCAATAGCACTGGTATTTACAAAGGTTTACTGACTGGTGTAGGTACTGGAACTCTTGCCTGGAACACTGGTTCAGCCAGAGTTGCAATGGGCTGGGTTAAGCAACGTCTAGTTGCTGGCATTGGTGATACTTTGTATCAACTTATAGGAGTAACTGGTGCTACTGGTTCTCCTGGTGTACCGCCAACACTACCAACAGGAACGTACAAACATCCAAACGCAAACTGGACTTGGACTGGTATTGCTGAAGGACCAACTGCAATCTACGCATCGGGTTATGCAGGTACTACATCTGCCATTTTTAAGTTAACTATTAGTGATACTGGTGGACTACCTACTCTTTCGCAAGCCGTAACAGCAGCCGACTTCCCAGACGAAGAGCACGTAACAAGCATTGCTACATACCTTGGCAAGTACATGTTAATTGGAACTAACAAGGGTGTACGCGTTGGTATAATAGATACCGCAGGAAACATCTCTTATGGCGGTTTAACTTTTAAACAAAAAACCAATGACCACATAACTGGCTTTGCTTTTGAAGATCGCTTTGCTTACGCAACAGTTACGCAAGATATTGATGGTAATTCTGGGTTAATTCGTATTGATTTGTCTGCACCTAACAGTGATGGGCTATACCCATACGCCAATGATCTTGCCTCGTCTGCTACGGGTAACTGTAATGGCGTAGCTTTCATTGGTGAAACTGGCAGATTGGCATTTGTAGTTGAAGGTAGTGGTCTTTACTTTGAACATGCAACTCAGTTAGTAGCTCAAGGTTACATAGACACTGGTGCTATTCGTTACAACACCATGGAAAAAAAGCACTTTAAGTTGGTCAAGGTTCGCATAGCTTCGCCATTTGAAGGAACGGTTGCAATTTCAACCATTGCTAAAGATGGTGACATTGTAAGTATTATTACTGTAGGTAACTCTGGATCGGCAGATCAAGATTTTTCAACTAACATAACTACAGCTCAAGAACAATTAGCCTTTAGGTTTACCCTTGGCCGTAGTTCTATTGACACCTCAAAAGGTGGCGGAATTGTTGGCTACCAGGTTAAAGCACTACCTGCCAATAAAAGAACTCGCAGTATCTCAGTGCCACTTATGTGTTACGACTTTGAGCAAGACCGAAACAACATCATGGTTGGCTGGGATGGCCGTGCCTGGTCACGTCTATCTGCTTTAGAGACCATTGAGTCCAATGGAAATACTGTAACTATTCAAGACTTTACAAGTGGTGAACAGGTAGAAGGTTTAATTGAAAAAATAACCTTTGACCGCATCTCTCCACCTGACCGTAGGTTCCAAGGATTTGGTGGAGTTATTTACGTTACGGTGAGAACAATCTAATGACTATTCAGTACGTTGCAAGTCTTATACAAATTACATCTGTTATAGGGGGCATGTTGTTTGCGTTATGGAGGATCTGGCGAAAGCTTGACCAACACCAATCCAATAGCGCTGCTCGCTCAGATGTTATGGAAGTAAGACTTGACCGCATTGAGTTTCAGTTCGGTCCTAATGGTGGTGGCTTGCGTGAAGCAGTTAACAACATCTCTAATAACTTGCAACACATGGATGCAAAGTTAGACAAAGTAAGTAATGATCTATCTCAACTCAAAGGAGAGTTCAAAGAACATGTCAGAAACAATGAGTAAGTTTGGTATTTGGCTAGCTGATAGCCCGCTAGGTGGAATGTTTAAGACAGCGCTAGGTGCTGCACTTGTATACGTACTAGATAATCTTGCATCATTTAATTTAGACCCAATTCTTATTGTTGCCATAGGGTCTGCACTTCCTATTGCAATCAATTACGTTAACGGTATGGACACACGGTACGGCAAGGTTAAATAATGGCTTCACCTATGCAAGATAAGAAGTACAAGGTTACAACCGCCTTTGGAATTAAGGGCGATAGATGGTCCTCTGGCCGCCACGAAGGAGTGGACTATGCTGCACCAACTGGCGCAGTGGTTGTTGCACCTATTGCAGGCAAAGTAGTTAAAGTTGGCCAGTGCTGGGGACCGTCTTTCGGTAGCCACTCTGTGTTAGTTAAGGTTGCAGGTGGATACCTTCTCTTTGCCCACCTATCAGCCAATAGCGTGAAGGTTGGACAGGACCTAAAAATTGGAGATGTAATTGGTAAGGTTGGAGCAGACGGAAACGTCACAGGTCCACACTTACACATGGAACTTCAAGAGGGTCCAGGCTGGGTTAAAGGCGGAGGCTTAGATCCAGCAGCTATAATTAGCGCTAAATAAAACTCAGCAAACAGTGGGATAACATACCCATTGCTGGCGCACAGCGCCACGTATAGCGACTTTGAGGGTCACTTGGTACTTCGGTATCAGGTGGCCCTCTTTTGTCGTTCCTAAGGTGGTGAGGATGGGAATCGAACCCACGCCTTCGTCCTGATACCCAGGAGTAACTGCTCCGTAATGCAACTTCTCGTTAACTTTGTGCTGTATAGGAAGCACTGGTTTCCGCTTGAATGTATTGCGCCTTAGTAGCTGGTTAACTGCAGTCCCGCCAATACTGCTTCGCTCACCTTGGATTATTGTAGCATAAGATTTATTTTATTTATCTTTGATGCATCTAAATGCCAAGACTTACCATTGTAATCTCCACATTCTTTAATCTCAATCCCTGAAGCCCAGCCTAGAGCTTGGTACGGTGGAGACAGCCAGTTGTTTTCTTTAACTCTGCGGGTTTTGTGCTGTGGTCCACCAACAATAAGTACATAGGTAGCATCCTCAGCATCCCATTCAGATAGCCGTAGGCCCGTGGCCTTAAATGAATACCTAACCTCGTACCCTGGCACATCCTCTTGGGTTTTCCATTTGTTTACGTGCGGTTCAAAGTCATCAAGCCCACACATCCTAGCAAATGCAAGTTCAGACCCAGCGGCTATAGCATGTTGCCACATTTCCCAAATGTCACCCTCGGAATAGTTGCGATTCATCTCAGGTCTACCAAGGTAAGGGAGCTGGCGCTCATACCCAATACGGGCAACCAAGCCTTCCTCCTGCGGAGTCAGGGAATAGGAATCAAATTTAAGCACACTAAACCCTTTCACCAACCATGGCCCTGTTGGGTGGTGTAACCACCCTACCTGTTTACTCGCTGTCGCTCGTATTATACTCACACCCTCAAGGAACCTGTCAAATCACGGCGTTACCAAGCCAGTTTGCATTGTGTACTCGTTGGGTGTACGGTGTGTGGCATGGGAATAATAAAAGAAACAACGATAGGACATAGATCCTTCTCGTCATTTACATCCTGGGTCAAGTGCGGTAAGTCATGGCAACTTGAACGGGAGTTAAAGGTACCCACTGATACAGCGTGGTACTTTGTCGGAGGGTCAGCCTTCCACCTAGCAGTAGAACGCTACCTCAAGGGAGAGCTACCTGATGTTGAACATTAAACTATTATGGGAACAGGCTTTCAATGAAAGCATTGGTGCCGAACAAGAGAAGCATGGCACTAACCCAGTTGATTGGAAAGCTGGCGGTAGAACCAGCAAGGCTTGGCCTAACAAAGAGAACGGTGATTGGTGGGCTGAAAAAGGTCCAGAAATGGTTGCCAACTTCATTGACTTCTGGGAGCAGTCAGGCTGGCAGGTATGGGAAACTCCTGAAGGTATCAAGGCCATCGAACTGCAGCTCAACATTGACTACGGTGACATACGCATTAAGGCTTTCGTTGACCTGGTTGCCGTTACTCCTGATGGTGAACTTGTAGTCATTGACTTTAAGACTGGTGCTAACATGCCAACCAATGCAATGCAGTTGGCGTTGTACGCCTGCAGTATTGAGAAGCAGTTTGGCATACGCCCAAGTCAGGGTTATTATTACGATGCACGTAACGTCATGTTGTTACCAGCCGAAGGTTTTAACAACTGGACATACCCACTGTTTACTGAACTGTTTAGGCAGTTTGAGTTTGCAGTAGAGAACAAGATTTTCTTGCCAAGATTGGACAAGATGTGTAGCTATTGTTCAGTGAAAGACTTTTGCTACGCCTACGGCGGGGACTTTAAAGATGCCGTAGATCCATTAGCACTAATCGCACACCCGAAGGAAACAAATGTTTAACAACAGTAAAAAGAAAATCCAAATCTTACAAGATGAATTGTACATTGTAAGACTAGAGAACGCATCGCTTCGCTCACGCCTTGCAAGAGCAACAGCCAAAGAAGTAATCACCAAGACAACCAAGCCTAAGAAGGCAACTAACACAAAGAAAGAAGCTAAATAATGAGCGCACCAGAAAGCACTAAGTTCCAGGCTAACTTCAAGACAGCATCAGGTGCACTGTACAACGTGTACGCCAGCAGTACCGAAGAGTTCATCAGCGCACTCAATGACATGGGTGACCTGGTTGCAGTAATTACTTCCGTTGAGCAAGCCCTAGCCACAGGTCAGACCATTGCCCAGCACATCCCACTAGCACCTGCATCACAGCAAGCTGCTCCAGTGCAGGCACCAGCACCAGTACAGCAACCAGTTCGTGATGCTTCATCTGCCGCACCATCTGCACCTATGTGTCGTCACGGCGCAATGGAATGGAAGACTGGTAGCAAGAATGGTAAAGACTGGAAAGCTTGGATGTGTTCAGCACCAAAGGGTGCAACAGACAAGTGTGATCCACAGTGGGTCCGATAGTCCATGACCGTACGCAAGGGAACTAAGGTACACCCTGCGTCGTTTGAAATAGTGCTCAAGTTAAAAGATCGCTGGGGTTTTACTTACGATGACCTCAGTGATCTACTTGATGTTTCTTCATCACGGGTACAGCAGATAGTATTACACCAACGTAGGAGAGGATTAGACGATGTTGACTCTCGCTCAAGCAGCGAACAAGCAAAAGAGTGGAGCGCAACTACTTCCTGATCTGTTTCCTGCGTTGGCTAATGATGGTGT